GATAATGTTCCCATATCTTCAGTAGTTAAACTGTCTATATATTCTCCAAACCCAATAGCAAAATCTTCTGCTATTACTTCTGCATTTTGAATATCAAATCTTTTACCCGATTTAAACGCTTCTATAAACTTTTCTTTTAGTGTTGTTGCTTTCATTTTGTTGTTGGTTTACAGTTATTACAATATAATTCTTTTGTTAGTCCTGTAGATATTATTACGCTACAAGTATGGCATAGTGTTGCACCTTTACCGTTGTTTAGTTTATGTATTGGTTTCATTCTTCATCTGTTTTAGAACCACAATCACAATATGAAGTGTGACCGCAATAACATTTAGTTTCTCCTTTTATTTCCCAATAGTAATCACATTCTAAATTATTATTTGGTGGTTTACAGAAATACGATTGTCTAAATTGACTTGGTTCTGCTTTATATCTGTAACAGGTTGAACTTAGTTCGCAATTGTTACCACTACACATTGTTATATCAGGCATCTTGTTCGTTATTTACACTCATTATTAATCTTATGTTTGTTAGTTCTAATTTTAAATTAGCTATTATAGCTTTACTTGCGTTTAATTCATTATTTAAGTTTATGTTTTTATTTTCTAATGAAATTAATTCTATTCTTAATTCTACTATTTGTTCTATTAAATTATTTATTGTTTTCATCTTATTTGTTTTTATATAGTTTACTTAATTCTTTTGCTACTTCTTTCCAGTGTTCTGATTGTTGCATATCACCTGATACTAATGCTCTATTGTATTCTATTGAATATTTGTCATATAGTATTTGTGCTCTTTCTTTTGCTGATATGTAACCTGCTTTAAGTTTCATATAGTTTTCTGCTTGTTCTTTTGTTGTCATAGTGTTTGTTTATATATTTCTAAAAGTTCTTTTATTTTATTTTTCTTATAAAAATACTTTAAATTATATTCAGTTTCACATATCCATTTTACAAAGTCAATTGTAAAGTTTTCTTTTGTTGTCATAGTATTATTATTGATGTTATTAAACTCATTATTGTTACTATTATTATAAATGCTACTATTACTGCAGTTATAAATGTTTCTGTTTCTTTTCTCATAGTCTTATGTTTTTATTCATTGTGTAAAATGCTTTTAGTCTATCGTTTATTATTTCATATTGCATTGTGTCTTTTGTTTCTTCTAATAGATTGTTTAAGTTTTCTATTATTTCAAAGTCATATCTTTTTATTTGTTTTTGTTTTCTTAGTTCTATTTCTAATCTATCTTTGTCAAATGTTAATTGATATATTCTTTGCTGCAATTGTTCTACTTCATTAAGTTCTTCTATTTGTCTTTCATCTACTTTTATAAAGTGACTCATTATAATATCTTTTAACTTTTTTAAGTCTTTGTTATCTTTAGAATATACTTCATACATTTTTAAAGAATGAATTACTGAAGCGTGATTTAAATCTACTGTATCGCCAATTGATTGTAGTGTTCTATTTGGTTTTAATTCTTTTAAAATATTACAATATAAACTTCTTATTTCTACTGTGTTTTTCTTTCTTGTTCTTATGTTTATATCTGTATCTGTTTCTTGTAGTATTATTTCTTTTAATCTTTCTGTTATGTCCATTTTAGTATTTCTGTTATTGGGATTAATATTGCTTTTGATGTGTTATTATCACCCATTGATTTTATATTTCCTTTCTTGTAATATGTTCTACAAATTTCTTTTAATCTATTTGCTTTTATTATTAATATTATTTCATCTTTGTAATCACCTGAAAATATAATTGCCCANTAGTCTGCTTCTGATTTTGCTATTCCTGATGGTTTNTTTCTNCTTTCATATTCTATTGCTATGTTACCNCTTTTATATATCCAGCTATCACGTTTTACTTCTATTGTTTTTAAAGTAAATATATTGTTTAATAGCTGTTCACCTATCTGACCTACTTTTAAATCATATTTAAAGTCATTGCAGTATTCCATTAAAATAACTTTTGTTGGTTAGTATGGTTTATTATTCTTTGTATTGCTTTTTCGTAGTATTCTTTATCAAGTTCACACGCTGTTAGTTCATATTTATAATCGTGACAAGCTATTGCAATGCTTCCAGAACCTAAATGCGTGTCAAGTATTTTGTCGTTTTCTTTTGCATATTTATCTAATATCCATTTGTATAATTGTGGTGGTTTTTGTGTTGGATGAAACTTTTCACTTTTATTTAAATAAGCTGAATATCTAAATATTTTATTTGCACCACTAAATGAAGTCCAAGCATACTCACAATCTGAAAAAGATAAACCTTCAGGAATTTCTTTATCCCAAATAATAAACTTATTGCATATTCCTAAATTAAAATAATTACCACCCCATATAATTTGATTTTTAGATACTCTAAATAATTCTTTAAAATATTCATCTGAAGGTATTGCATTATCCCAATCTTTTGCTTTCCATTTTCTGTTTTTAGCTTTAGATGCTTTTGGTGTATTACCTATTCCTATATTCATATTAGCTAAATCAATCCCATAAGGCGGGTCTACAATAGCTAAATCAAAATAGTTATCTGGATACCTTGCCATTAAAAGCATATTATCTTCATTTGTTATTGTTATTTTATCTGTTACTTTCATTGTGTTTTTAGTTTTAATAAGTTCCAACATTCAATATATCTTTGCCTTGCTTTTCCTTTGTGTAATTCTTTAAAGAGTTGGTATATCTTTTTAGTATATTCATATTTTGTTTTACATTCTGCTAAATACTTTTCTGCAAATTTCTTTCCATATCCTTTGCAATAGTTTACATTGTCAGCTGTATCACCTATTATCATTTGTTCATAGAAGTTATATAATGCTTCTTCTTCTGATATATCATAAACTACTTTATGCTTAATATGGTAGTTATACATCAAGCAAGGGAATTGTTTATAGTCTTTATCTATTGAAACTATTATAACATTATCACGCCCTATTTCATTTGAAAGTGTGTACCAGTATTTAGCTACAACATCATCTGTTTCACAACCGTAACCCCAAATAGAATCATATTGCTTTTTTACATATTCGTGCATTTCATTTAACAATGGTGGCAAATTATTATAATCACGATTTGCTTTATACTTCGGTGTAATATATTTTCTAAAATTACCTTTTGAACCTGAAAATGTTTTTACTTCATTTATTTCGTAAATATCTTCCAAGTGATTTATAATACTCATAAACACTTCATCAAACTTTACTATTGAATCTTCTAAGTTATGGTGGAATCCATCATCTTCTATTGTTTCACGTTTCTTGTAGCAGCTTGAAAATATCAAACTATCTGCATCAAATAATACTACCATTAGTTTACGTTTTGATTATAGATTAATAACTTTAAAATATGATTGTAAACATTTAATTCACGTTCTGTGCTATTAATCATAATTGTTAAATGTTCATCACTTGAAAGACTTTGCCCATTTATTAATTCATTAATTAATTTATGTAATTCTCTATCTAATCCAATTACTTTAGATTGAATTTTTATTAATGCTTGTTCGTTCATTATCTTATTCTTATATTGTTTAAATTATCTATTGTTTCATCGTAATTAAGAACCTGTTTAACTACTTCATCATAAGCATCTGATTCGTTCCATTCTACTATTAATGCTTCTGCAACTTCAGTTAGTCTATTTCTCATATAAACGTTTTCTGATAGATTAGATAATTCAATGCAGTTGCTTAATGTTTCAATAATTTCTTGCTTTGTCATAATGTTTGTTTTAAATTGTTATCTATTAAATGCTGTTTTTGTTGTACATAATTTATTTCCATTTTCAAATTTAACTACAACGTGTGTTTTATTAAATTCTAATACTTCAACAGATTTTCCAAAGTAATTTAATTTTTGTCCTATTTGCATAATTTCTATTTGTTTTAAATTGTTATACAAATATAAACAACTTTTTAACATAAAATACATTTTAACAAATATTTAACATAAAAAAAAGCTACCGTTTAGATAGCTTTTGATTAATTATTTTTCTATACACTTCATTAACTGATTCTTTGTTATTACCACGTTTCCAGTTGAAGTCTATTATTCTATTAATTCTTTGTAATGCTGATTGTTTACTCTTTGTCATTTTGTTTCTTTGTATCTTGTATTATTCTTTCTAAATATAGTAATCCATCTTGNANTTCTTCNCNGAAGTGAATCATCCATTCTAACGTACTTAAATCTGTTCTATCTAATGTTGTATTGTATTTCTTTATTCCTACTTCAGAACGCTGTTTAAATTTTCCTACTTCAGAACGCTGTTTAAATTGTTCTATAACGCTTTCTACTATTGTATCTTTCATTTTTTTAAATTTAATAAATGTAATATATCGTTTAATCCTTTGTAATATCCTATTTCAGCATCAGTTCTATTTTCTAAATATTTAGTATCAAAATCATTAATTGATTTTACTATTACTTTTATTATTTTTTTTCTTTTCATTTGTTAAATCTTTTTGAATGTTGTGTGTAAAGTTCCATTGTTTTTTTTAATGCATCGTATTCTGTAAATTCTAAATCTTGTATGTTATCTTTTAAAGTGTGTACTTGTAATCTATTTGATATTTGAAACTTAACTACTTTATACTTCTTTGAATTTAATATTGGTTGTATAACATAAGCTAAATCATTCTTATGACAAATATAACTACATTGTAATTCTTCATCTGTTGGAATATATTTTTCTATTTGTTTTTTTGCCATTAGTCTAATTTTAAAAACTCAGTTTCACCATACGTTTTAAACCATTCTTTGTTTTCTTTATACTTATCAATTACTGCATTAATAAATACTAATTCGTCAATTGAACTTGTTTGTAGTTTTTTACAATTGATTCAATGCTATTTAAAATGTTTGTAGTTGTTTCTGGGTCTGTATTATAAATTATACTATATTCTTTTCTTACTGTTTCTTCTAAGTCTTTATTTAAACTATTTATTTTGTGTTTAATTTGTTGCTTATACTGTGTTGTAAAAAATAATGATTCATTTGATTCAAGTAATAATTGACTTAATATTACTGATTTTAGGTATTCTTGTTGTATTACGTTTATTTCCATTGTTTTGCTTTTGTTATTTCTAAATATGCTACTTCTTTTTCTATTTTGTTTGTATTATAAAATTGTGTTGTTGCAGGGTTTTTAAAGTTTATTTCCCATTCAGGTATTATTATGTTTAAATTAAAACTAAATATACCTTTTGGTGTTGAATTAAAATACATTGGTGTATCTAAATGCTTTTCACATTCTTGCTTCATAGCATCGTATTTCTTTTTTTCAAGTAATAAAGTACTATAATGTGCTTTTCTACACTTTAATTCAAGTCTATGACCTGTGACGGGACTGTAACAATCCCATCTGCTCATTTGATTTTTAGCTTTAACTAAATCAGGATATACATTTTCTTTTAACCAATTAAATAAATCAACTTCTTTCCAGTTAGTCATTAATTAAATAGTTTTATTAATTCATTAATATCTGATGTAAATTCTATTTCAAAATGAGTAGTTTCAGTATCTGATTTAGATAGATAAAAAATATTACCATAAGGTCTAATTAAAATTCCTGTTATCATTCTTGGTACTTGTTCGTTATCAGTTTTTAAAAAAACTATATTTCCTATATTATACTTTGTATTCATCATATACTTTTCTTAGTTCATCTATTTTGCCTTTCCAACAAGAACCACAAGAACTTAATTGAAGTCTAAAATTAAATACATTAAAATATATATCTGATACTATTTTCTGTTCACTTGGTGTTAATGTATTTTTTAAAGGGTCTAAAAAAGTTGTGAGTAAATTATAATCTGATTCTGTTAAACAGTTAATGTTTGAATTGTAAGGAAATAATTTGTTTAAAGTTTCTTTTCTTTTATCGCAACCACAATCAATTCCAGTTGCTTTACTAAATACTTCTACTACTGCTTTAATTCCCGTTGCTTCTGTGATAGCTTCTATTGTATCACCGAATCCTTTTGCTTTCTTTTTAGCCATTTTATTTGTTTTTAATTAATAAATTTGATTGTAATCGTTTTCAATGTAATCTGTGTAATCTTTCTGAAACTTTGTATTTAATATTTCTTTGTAGTTTTTAATAGAATGAAATATAGATATTAAACTTATGTTTGTTTCTTTTGCTATATCACGCATAGACATATCTGTATCACGATATAGTTTAAATAGCTTTTTATCATACCAGTGCCAATTATCTATTTCTTCATCTATCAATAAACATATGTTATTATACGCTTTATGTTCTTCTGTATTTGAATCATCAAATAATTCCCAACAATCATCAAAAGATACTTTATTAATCTTTTTCTTTTTATTGTAAAACTGATAATACAAAGAACGTAAA